CCAATACGTATCGCCCGTACCCGCCTGTGCCACTTGCGAAATCGTCGCCCACGAATTGTTATTTAGCACGTTGTCAACAAGCGACACCGCAACACTCGCCGTCGCATCACTCGGAGCCAGCCAATTCGTACCAGCCGCCACCGATACCGTAACCGTTGCGGAGCCATTCGCAACCGCCGTTACCGTGACCGTCGTTCCGCTGACAGAAACCGTCGCGATTGTGCTATCTGACGATACCGCCGAGATTACGCCGTCGCCTGTGCGGGAGACCGTGATGGTATCGGTCAACGTAGAGGTATCAAGCGTAATACTCGCAGGGGAAAGGCTCACACTGCCTGCCGCTTTGCCGATAGACCAAGTAACTTCTTTCGGGTCCGTAGCGTCCGAATCCGACCACTGATAATTGGACTTCGGCGTGAACACAGCCGTATAGTTTCCTGCGTCCGTTCCTGTGGTCGTACCCGAAAGAGTAAGTTTGTCCGAATCGTAGTCGGCCCAAGTGACCGTCTGCGTCGTATTGTTATAGGTCAGAGCGGGACTTTGCGTCGGTACGGTGGTAATAGCCTGACGGTCAATCGTCCATGCAACCGTCTTGTCCGTTGCCGTACCATCGGCCCAGCGATAATTTACAGCATCCGTAAGAGATACGGTCAAGCTGTACGTTCCCGCATTGGTTCCCGTAGTGTCGCCCGAAAGCGTCATTTTCGTGGAATCATAGTTCGCGTCGAGCGTAGGCGACTGTGCCGTACCGTCGTAAGTGACCGTGCCGCTCTGCGCGGGAACGGTGAGTGCTTCTTGGATAATCGACCAAGGGATAGACTTCGGTTCAACGCCGTCGATCCACTGATAGTTCGATTTCGGCGTTGCGGTGGCGTAGTACGTTCCAACATTCGTTCCTGCCTGCACCCCGCCCATGGTCATTTTGTCCGTGTCCACGTTTACGAAGGTAGGCGTTTTCTCCGTTCCGTCGTATTCGATTACGCCGGACTGCGCAGGTACATCGTAGATAACCTGCCTCCAGATGGTCCATACGATATTTTTCGGGTCAACCTTGCCGTCCTCCCATTTGTAGCCCTTGGCGGGAGTACACGTTGCGGTGTAGCTACCAGCATTGGTAGCCGCAAGTACACCTCCGAAGGTCAGACTGCCGGGGGTTACGTTGTTCCACGTTGGTGACTGTTCCGAACCGTTATAGGTCAAGGTTCCGTCCTGCGTGGGAAGGGTTTTGATTACACGAGCCTCAATACGCTCAATAGCTTCCTCGGCAAGCTCCAAGGCTTCGGTCGCGGTGGTGCTTGCTTCGTTAGCTGTATCGTAGGCGCGTTTTGCATAGTACCCGGTTTTTCCGGTTCCGTTGGTCATTCCAAATCCCATGATGATTCTCCTTTCTTAGAGTTTAAATGCGGGGGCGAGGCTGTACGAAGCAGCGCAACCGGTATAGCTAACGGCGGCGCCATCGTTAACACAACAGATGTAGCCATTGTTGTTGTAATGAGGCGAACACTCCAACCAATACGCACCAGTATTTGCGGCAGAATGTTTGTACTTTTTTTTCGAATTACCGTTTGCGTAGTAAGTCATTTGCGCCTGATGATTTTTCTCGTACTGATTCGCGTAGGTTCTCGTGCCGAAAATCTCAAACTCGGCAAGGAGTGATACTGCGTCAACAACAGCCGTTACATTTGCGTCTACGTTGGATTTATTGCCCGTATTGTCCACATAATGCGTCCGCAAACGGATTACGCTCCGTAGTTCACTTGGCAACGCCGCAAGGAACGTGTTTGCTACAGGGTTAGTCAGCGTTGACTCTGTTGCGTCATAACCTACATGAGTTGTTTTTCTTACGGTACCATATCCTTTCGGCGCTGTAGAGGTCGCTCCAAGAATGTCATATCTTAAATCAGACGCTTTCCAGCCGCCGTAATTGTAACTACCCCAATGGTTAAGATTGAATGTTTTTGTTCCGTCTTCCTTGGTTTTGCCATAAGAAGCGTCGCACAAAGCAACGTCTACGCCGTTGGTCAAGGCGTTCTTAAAACCGCAGAAGATGATATTATTATCCGCTACGCCGTTGTCTTCGTGGTTGAATCCAAGGATATAAACCCACAACTTTTTATTCGAAAAAATAAGGTCGTTTCCAATCCTGCCGTTCAGCATAATTTCCTTGCAGTCGCCAATGTCCCAATAGTTTGCCGCTGTTCCCGCTATTGCCGCTTCGGATATTTGCGCCCAAGTCGCATCATTTAATGCAGGCATAAGCTGTACCGCAACACTGACCGTACCGCTTGCCGCAAGGTAATTCGTACCTTCGGCTACGCTAACGGTAACAGTAGCATTACCACTCGCTACAGCCGTAACAGTGACCGTACCGCTACTGTCAGATACTGTTGCCTTGGTCGAATCCGAGGAAGTGACCGTCACGGCGCCATCGCCCAAGCGGGTATAGGTGAACGTGTCCGTCAGCGTAGAAGTGTTGAGAGTGATGGAATCTTTGGAAAGCGTAACGGCTCCGGCAGCTTTGCCGATTTCCCACGTTACATTTTTCGCGTCAATCCCGTCATCCCATGTATAGTTACTCTTGGGAGTGAATACCGCCGTATAGGTTCCCGCATCCGTCCCTACGGTCGTTCCGTCAAGAGTAAGCTGTGCGGAGTTATAGTTGCTCCACTGAACCGTCTGCGCGTTTCCTGTATATGTCAAGGTTCCGTCTTGGGATGGGACAGCCCCGATAACGGAACGTCCGATAGTCCACGAGACAGTCTTCGGCGTCGCGGTTCCATCTTCCCATCGGTAGTTGGTCGTGTCGGTCAAAGAGACGGTCAGCGTATAGGTGCCCGCGTTGGTCGCCGCCGTATCGCCGGAAAGCGTCATAAGGGAAGGATCGTAATTACTATCCAGCACAGGCGTTTTCTCGGTGCCGTCAAATGTCAAAGTGCCGCTCTGCGCGGGGACAATCAAAAGCTCCTGAATGATAGACCAAGCAACAGTCTTGGCATCAACGCTCCCGTCCTGCCATTTGTAATTGGCTTTCGGCGTAAAGGTCGCGTTATAGCTTCCCACGTCGGTTCCGGTAGTCGTGCCGCCGATGGTCATTTTATCTGTATCGTAGTTCTCCCAAGTCGGGGATTTTTCGGTACCGTCGTAAACGATAGCGCCCGTCTGACTTGGTACGTCGTAGATGGCCTGCCGGTCAATCGTCCATACGATATTTTTTTCTCCGACGGTTCCATCCTCCCATTTATAACTTTTTGTCGGCTTGCAGGTCGCCGTATAGCTTCCGGCGTTGGTTGCCGATTGTACGCCGCCGAAGGTCAGACTTCCGGGCGTTACGTTTTTCCATGTGACGGTCTGCTCTGTGCCGTCGTATGTCAGTGTGCCGTCCTGCGCGGGCAGGACTTTGATTACTCTTGCTTCAACGCGCTCGATGGCTTCTTCCGCCAGTTCAAGGGCTTCATCGGCTGTTTCCTTCGCGTTGGTCGCCGTTTCAAAGGCTTGCTTCGCGTAGTAGCCGGTCTTGCCGTAAGAGTTAATCATACCAAAGCCCATAGCGATATTCCTCCTTTCGGGTTATTTTGCATATATAATCCAGACGGTCGCTGTGAGTGCCACTTCGGGAACGGTTACAGCCCGCACCCTGATGGAGCCTGCGCTCGTCGTTACGATGGACGATACGCCGTTTTCTTCCACGTCGTCCATTACGCTCTCGGCAAAAACAACGTCCGCCCGGTCATTTGCCGTTATTCCGGTTACTGTTACATCCTGATAGTATGGATAATCTTCGTTTGTCAAATCCTGCGTCCAGCTTGCCACAGGCAAGGTAACGCTTACTTTGTCGGGTATATATCCAGCAAGGCCGTCCATCGTGGCCTTGATGCTTGCAAGTATTGTGCGTAGTTGTCCAAGTGTTGCCACTGCTCCGGATCTGAATGACATACCGGCTCCTCCTTTCATAAGCAATTAGGCGGGGTTTCCCCCGCCTTTTGCTTTGTTACAATCAGGGCGTGGTGGTGCCGTAAACGTCGTCGATGAGGTCCTCAATCTCGGCGTCGGTGGCGATGTAGACGATGACCTTGGACGTGCCGTCAATCTGAATAGCGCCGCTGCCCTCGGTCGTGACCGTCGTCTTGTTGGCCTGTGCAGAGATACCGGAAAGCTTCGTGCTGTCAGCCGTAAACTGCGCATGGTCCGTGGCGCTCATAGCACCGGTCACGCTGTCAGTCGCAACTGCAAGCGCCAAGCCGTTCGACGTAGCGGAGAGGCCGTTCGCATTGCTGTTGTCGATGTTGACGGAGACGACGTTCGACGTAATGTCGATACCGTTGCCCTCGGTGTAAACATCGACAAGGCTCTTCACGCTGATGTAGATGTGCTGCGCCGTCTCGGAGCTGTCCACCGTATTCACGACGAAATCGAGGTACGGGTCGCCCGGTACGAGACCGGCGATAGGAACATCTGCCGTCGAGCAGGTCTCAAGCGTAGCGCTCTTGACGAGATAGTCCTTCGGAATGTCGATATCCGGGGACAGAGCGACGCCGTTCGCCTTGACCGTGTAGGAAGCCGCATAGCCCGTGTTGGCCGTGGCTTTCTTTTCAACGGCAACGAGAACGTCAACCGCACCAGCGGTCGGGGTCAGTGCAGTGCCATTAACCTTCACGGACTTAATGGCGCCGCCGTCAAGGGTGTTAATCTGCGTCTGCAGATTATCGGTGATAGCCTTCTGCGCCTCCATGATGGTCTTGGCCTGACCAACCTTCAAGAGTTTGTTTACATCGTATGCCATTTGACATACCTCCTTTTGATAAATTATTCAACGGGTCGCCCCGTATGAACCGAATTAAAGCCCGTCGAGGTCTGCCCCGTCGCCGGAAACGGTATCTTCACCCGCTCCCGCTTGCTGTGTGGTATCGCCATAAACGTCGTCAATCAGATCGTCAATCTCTTCATCCGTGGCAACGTCATCGGGCGAAACCTCGTCCTCACCGTCTGGAATCGTTTCCATGAAGTCTACGACACGGAGAACGCCGGGGCCCGTGTTGCCAAGCGCCCGCGCATACTTGGGCATAGTGCCGAAAGACTTCGATTCGTGCGGGTAAATCCTGATACCGGAGTTTGGCGTCCGGGAATTGGAAATCTCGATTACCACGTTGGAATCGTTTTGGAGAGTGCCGCTTTTCTCTGCGATCTCAACAAATTCTGTCTGTGTTACGATGTACTGCGCCATATTGCGCCTCCTTTCTTGCCCATACAAAAAGCCGCTGTGGTCAAGTCCCACAACGGCTCATGTATAGTATACCATCAATTTTCGGGTTTTTTATGCCATATATTTATGGCATATATTGTAGTCACCTCCCCATGACGCGCTTGATAATCTCGACGCGCCGCGATTGAATCTGCTCTTGACGCTTCTTGCGGTCGGAAAGCGGGATGCTTGGATTGTTCATCAAACTACGCTCCGCCTTTGACAGCTTGGAAAGCTGCGTCTTTGCTTTCTTCATGCGGCCGTAAAGCGCCGGGTCAAAACCTTCCGGCCGTTGGCGCGTGATCTTGAACTCGTTGTAAAGCTTCTCCTGCTCGTCGAACCGCTCATAAAACTCCTGCACGCTCTTGGGATTCTTGAACGGAGTCGCCAAAAGCCCGCTGATAATAGGCATTTCTTCCAGTGACCTGTCAAGCGTATTTGCTCCCAAGTTCGGAAGATCGGCAACCGTCTTTCCAAGGTTGCCCGTGTACCCTTGAATGATATGGTCGATTTTGCTCGGGGAAACGCCCATCTTTTCGCCCAGCCATTTTGCAAAGCTCGTAGTATGCGGTCCGTACTGCATCTTTTCCGGCAGTTTCTTTTGATACTGCGGAACGATGTTCCTTTCCGTAAAGAAGGAATAGTTCGCATAGGCTTCGATAAACGGCATAAACGTCGTCGGCAGCATATCAGGCATCGTGTCCCAAAGCGGACGGAGCAACCGGCTTGCTTTGATTGGCTCCTTATCCACCATGCGGGAAAGCCCTTTCTCAACAAAATTGCTTGTAAATTGAATGGCGGGGTCCATACCTTTCGGTATGCGAAGGATCGTATCTCCAACCTTCATTACCCAATGCTTTTCTTTCTGCCAGTCAGGAAGTTCTTTCCACCAGTCCTTATCATGGTTGAGCATGAACAGGAAGATCGTCGGCAGAATAGACGTAAAGGCCAGTCTTGCCAATGCTGCCATAGCCGCTTTCTTGTCTTTGCGGAAGTCGAACGTCCTGAACATTTTATTCCAGCCTTGGATGCTTGCGTTGGAGAATATGATGAGCTGGTTCATAGCGCGGCTTGATTTGCCTCCGCGTGCAAAATCCATGAGGTCGCGGCTCTCAAAGGCTGCTTCAAGGATAGCCGACATTCCTGCCCGTGTAGCGTCCCGTTTGACAATCGCATTCTTTGTACGCTCATACGCTCCTATGCGCGTCGCATACTCGGAATATTCGCCGATGAGCTGCAAGAGGTCAAGCGGATTGCTTACAAGCCTTTCCTTGAAAGACTTCGTTACCCTGTCGATTGTCGACTGCGTATAGTCTCGGTCAAGTGAAATAAGGCTTGCTTGCGCAGCGCCGGAACTCATCCACTCCCAGAACATTTCATCCTGCTTGATGGCGTGCATAAGGCCGCCCACAAAGTCCTTCAAAGGATTGTAGCCGTACTTTGAATAGAGATAGGCGTCTGCGCTGTCTCTTGCGATATTGCGAACAGCAAACGCAGGGTTCATAAGCGTGAACGCTGCCCGTGCAATCTTGGCCGGGAAATGTAGCATTCTGACAAACATATTGCTTGACTGTATGCCCATATTGTTTATGGCAGATACAATCGCCGGGTCAGTCTGTATGTATTTCTTCTGCCCGTTCTCGTAATATGTCAGCACCGTTTTATCATCCGGCTTCGCATCGTCGACAAGCTGGATATACTCGCCAACGTCGCTGATCTTCGCAAGGTCGGCGACTTTTTGTTTTGCCTTGTTCTTTTCAGCTCTGCGGATAAATTCATAGGTATTGCGAATAATGCTTTCCAACGGATTTACCAAGTCACGCTTCGAGCCGGAAACATGCTTCAAGCTGTCGCCCCACTGCACATCTTCATTCTCGTCAAACACGCGGAACATGGGGACGTAATCAGGCCATGCTTTCTGCATTTCGTCAAACCGTTTTTGAGAGATAAGCCCGCTGTCCAAAAGGATTTCAGACGTGATACGGGAGAACCGCACAAGGTCTTTCTGCGCTTTTCCATAGCGTTTTTCATGCTTTCGGATAACGTCAAGGCATTCTTTATAGGTTTGCGGCGTCTGCATGATTTCGTTTCCGATGTCGACAATCTGCTGCCGGAGTTCGTTCTTTTCGTCCTCGGTCTTTGCTTTATCCAGTTTCTTCCTTAAATGATCCTGTTCGAGGTACAAGTCCTCGTTCCGCTGGTGGATTGTCAAGGAATGCTTTGCTACGCAATACGCCATGAAGTCCTTGAATTTTTCTTTGTCCTCGCGGACGCCAGCTTCATCAAGAATCATGCGGATTGTTTTGAACCCGCTAAAATCGACGTTCGGGAAAAGGTGCTTAATAGCCTCTACCGCTTGCGCGTCTTTTCCTTCTACCATCGTCATAGCCTTGCCGGTCGCTCCACGGAAAAGCCGGAACGCACGCAAAGCACTGGCGTCGCTTTTCAGCTTCCCGCCAATTTTCTTTTCAATCTTGCTTTCCAGCCGACCAAGAGAACCGAGTTCTTCAATCCATTCGTCATACCAGTTCTTTTCCGCTGCCGCCAGTTCGTCCTTTATGGTCGTGTCGCCCATAATCATACGTTCCAGCGTGCCGCGTTTTGTCCATTGAATACTTGATTTTAGGCGTTCCGTCGCGTCCATGTCGTTCCATTTTTGGAAAGTTTCGCGTGCATCCAAAAGCGCGTCCTGCATTTCGGGGTTTTTCCTCATCGCTTTTTGGAAGTCTGCCGCCTCCTGCGAAGAATCGTTCAACGCCCCGTCAAGTATCCATTTCCCGACGTATTCGCCCATTTTATCCGTGGGTTTCAAGCCAAGCCGTTTAGCGATAGCCTTTCCGGCTTCCGGCAGGATGGTTTCCCAATCGTAAGCGGCTCTGGTACGGATAACGCCATTATCGACGCGAACATTGGAATTGTCCCCGATATGCCCGGAACGGATGGAAACGCCAGCAGCTTTTTCCAATGCGTCCTTCATTTCCTTTCGGATTCGCATTGTCCCGTCGCCAACGATCCCCGCCAGCTTATTACGGATAACCTGCGCGAAGGATTCTTTTTTCTTTCCTATAGAATACTTCGGCGCGGCCTTTTTCGCCGCCACAGGGATCTCCTGCCCGTCGTAAATCACAATGGCGTCGCTTTCATGCGGCGTCGGTGTTTTTTCTGCCTGCGTGCGTGCAAGCCCTTCAACAGCCTTCGCCTTGTCAAGCTGTTCCTTTGCTTTCTTGATTTCCGCGCCCGTGCCGTTCTTTCTCGCGTCGGCAAATGCCTTTTCAGCAGCGGCAAGCTTTTGTTTCGCGTCCTCATACGTCTGCTGATTTTCAGCGCGCCGCTCTACCTCGCGGGCTTCCTGCTCTCCTGCAAGACGATTGTATAGATCGTCGTCGGATATGGAAGAATACTCCGCCTTATTGCCCAACACATTACGTACTTCTTCGGGGTCTCCGCCGATTCCAAAATCTTCCCTTGCTTGGATCATGTGCTGGATTTCATGCACCAGCGTTTTCTTGGATTCTGGGTCATTGAGCATATTCTTATTGATTTGAATCGTACGCTTCAATGCCTGCCCGAAAGTGTCATCATCCATATCAACCGCTTCAACGCGAATCTTCTTCAAGAACGGATAGGCTTCGTACAGTTTCGGATTGTCATATACCCGTTCAAGCGTCGATACGCCGCGCTTGATGACGTTGGAGAAGTCAATCTTTGACAGAAGGTCTGGGATTTCATACCGCCATTTTCCGTCTTTGCCGTGGAGCCAACCGGTCTCTTTGAAAATTTCCTGTGCGGATTTCCCGGACGCTGCCATAGCAAATGCACGATAGAGCTTTTTTGTATCTGCTGTCTTTGATTTCTCACCTGCGAAAGAATAGGCCGGAAGCGGAGTACCATTTGCGCGCAAGATTTCCCCGCGAGGCGTGACGCGGAAGATCGGCCTATTATTCGCGTCTAACATAGCTTTCGCGTGGCGTTCGAGGAATCGGCTCATAGCGGCCTTTTGCTTGTTCGTCAGTCCGGCGTCCGGGTTATTCATAAACGCTTGGAATTTCGCCATGACGTCACGCAGCCATGCCATAAACCGCTCGGCAAGACTACGATCAGCCTTTGCCAAGTCCTTCATAAAATCAACGCGATCCTTTGCGTTAATCATAAAGTCGGCCATCATTTCCTCGATGGTCTCTGCGTCGGTCAGTTCAGGCCGTCCAATGCTTTCGCGGTATTTGTCAAGCTGCTCCGGGGAGAACCTTTCCAGCCCTGAAACATACTTGACCATATCATTGTAAAGTTTTCGATTGTTGTTTCGCATCCAATGGAAAGATTCATGCCAAAAGACTTGTTCCATAGGCATTTCGCTCTTTACGTTGAGATACGTTACGCCGCCTTGGTGCCATCCATGGAGCCGCGGGTCAGCGTCAACAAACACAACGGGAACGCCCATCTGCTTGCCAAAGTCTTGAATATACCGCTGGCGGGATTTTAGCTTGCTCTGCGGAAGGATTTTAGCTTCCCGCCGTAGTCTTTCGGCTTCATTCATTTTGCCATTAGAAAAAGCACCCTGATTGTCAGAGTGCTTTCCGTTGTTTTGATATGAAAGTTTTATCTCTTGCGCATACTTTTTAATGCGCTCTGCCATTCTTGCATACTCGCCCGGCACCTGTATTAAGCGTCCAGTATTTCCGCCAGTTCGGAAGGCGTTAAGCAACCCTCGTACATCTTCTGTAAGATAATCTCCTTTTCTGATCTTTCCTTGGCCGCGTAAAAGTCTCGCCAAGTCGGCAATGTTTTGTTCTGTTGTGAATTGGTTTCTTTGTTCTTCAACATCTTCCAATGCCTCCTTTGCTTCTCTAAATAAGATTTTAATCCTATTTGTTACTTTTCCTGTAGCCTCATACGCACGCTCGAAAACCTTCAAAGCCGCCGCTACATGACGATCTTCTTCTTGGAAGAATTGCTCTCGCGCTTCGCCAAAGCTCATGTTTTTATGTATTTTTTCTATTGCTCTACGTTCATTATCCGTCAAAGTGTCAGAATTGTCAAGCGAATATTTTACGGCAGAACGATTTTCTTTTAAAGCTTCGTTTTCTTCCTGCGCGTTTACAGCGTCAAGGAATGTCTGCGCCATATCGCTTTCAGCGTACTCCGGGAATACCATGTGCCCGTCCTGCATCTCGCCGCCTAGCTGCGTGGCAAGGTTCATGTTGTTCTCGGACGCATTGACGGCTCGATCCACGCGCTCTTGGATGGACATTTGGGAAACGTCCGTGCTTCCCTCCCCTTCGGGGTTAGACGTGCTTTCTTTTGTTGGCTCTACATACGGACCGGATTCAGCGACGCCTTCCGGCGCGGTAATCATCGGCAAGCCCTGTGTGTCTTTCACGTCCTGCCAAGGATAGAATTTAACGCCTTTGCCGTCGTTTACGCCAACGTAGAAAGAATTTTTGTCCTGTCCAACGCGATATGTTTCAACGGTTCCTTGCTTGCCGTCCACAAGAACGTCAGACATAACCGGAGCACCTTCGACAAGCCACTGTGGAGGCGGCACTGGATTTTCAAGCAGGTCTTTTTCAAGTGCTTCAAGTTCTGCTTGTCGTGCGTTCAGAATATCCTCTCGCGCAAACTTGCCGTTAATTTGCTTCCGATACGTCGCTATATCGCTTTCCGCTTGGTCCAGCTTTTTCTGTGCAAGCTCAATAGCTCTGCCGACGTTAGCAAGTTTAGACGTAATACCGCCGACACTGTTGGTGCAATCAAAGCCCAATACCGTATCTTTGCCCTTGTCGGTAATACGGATATAGGGACGGATTTCTGCATTGTAGCCGGTTCCGCTTTGCTGGTACCCATAAAGATCAAGCCCTGCAAATTCGCCAATCTTAAATTCTTTATTGAGTTTATCGCTCTTGGAGAAAATGTCGGCAATTGCTTGGTCAGCGTCTTTTTTGTCCGTATATTTCTTTCCGTTAAGCGTAATCTCAAAACTATCTTTATGGTTTGTCTTATACTGTGCGTATTTGTCTTGAACGGCTTGCAATGTGTTGACGTTTTCCTGTAGCTGTCCTAGCCCGCTTTCTTCAAGCTGTTGCAATTTGTATTTTGCGGTTTCAATGCCTGCGTCAAAAGCAGCCTTGGATTTCTTCAGCTTTTTGACCTTTTCTTCTAAGTTTGCTTTACGCAAGAAACGCGGGTCGCCGGTCGCCTTGGACAAGGTTTCCTCGAAGTCGTTCCCGCTTCCTTCTTCGTCGCTCATATCAACCGCGTCGCCGTCAAGAATACGGAGGTTTTCATCGGCCTTCATAAACATCTTGATAAACTTCTTTTTGGTAGCGAGAACCTGCCACCGCCGACCGTCCAATTTCTCCGTAATATAGCGATATTCAAGAACCGTGTTCCACTTGTTTCCTTGCCGCAAAATACGACCGTTACGCTGTTCCAAGTCCCCCGGCATCCACGGTGCATCAATATGGTGAATTGCTTTAAGGTTGCTTTGCATATTAACGCCGGTGCCAAGCGTAGCCGTGGAGCCAACAACGACGCGAATTTCGCCATGATCTACTTTTTCCGCGATCTCCGCCTTGGTTTTCGGATTTGTGGAACCGGTAACAACGGCAATCTCTTTTTCCGGGATTCCTGCTTCAACCAGCTTTTGAATGATGCTCTTTTGCAAATTAAACGTGGCAATATCTTGTTTGATTAGTTTTCCTTTTTCGTCTCTTAAACCAAGCGGATAGCCTCTTTCGTCTCGCGGAATCCTTTCCGTACTGTCGCTCTTGCCTTGGTCCATCATAATAACCTGCGTCGTACGCTTGTCGCTGTTGTAAATGTCCATGACATTCTTTACGACGCGAGTTTCTTTGCTTTCCATGCCAGACACGTTAGCGTTAATGTCATACAGCCTTGCGTCCATAGCCGCTTGGTGCATAGAGTTATCCGTGTAAAGCGGGTCCTGCGGAAGCGCTTCAAACTTGATTTTTTTGCGGTCCATTTTGCTGGCTTCCGCCCACTCTTTTGCATACTCCGTAAACATAGACAGTATGCCTTTTTGAGCGTCGTTCATCGGAATGACTTCGTTAATGGTCTGCATGTACGGACGCCCAACGGCGTTTTCGTCTCTGCCGTTAATAAGGTAGTCGCGTTCTTCTGCTGTCAAATTCGGGTCCGCAAGCGTTTTCCCGGATTCGGTCTTGCGCGGTTCAAACTCCGGCATATCGTCCGCAAAAACAATATCCATATACTGACCGACCATACGACGCAATTCTGCCACGTTGACAAACGAATTGAGGCGGTCAATATTTTCAACGTCTCCCGTTGCCGTATATTCCAAATTGCTTGTTACATTGGCAAACGTGTTAAACCAGTCATCAAAATGATATACATTCGCTTCCTTTAACTCATTTGGCATAATGTATTTCATGTTGTGATACATTTCGGTAACGGTATTCGTGATCGGCGTTCCAGTAAACAAATGGACGCCCTTGCCGTTGTTCATGCCTTGGATATACTGCGTAATATAGTTTAACTGTATAGACAGCCCGCTAAGTCCTTTTTGCAGCCCCTTGACGTTCATTTTCGTGCTAAACGGAGGCTTTTTGTAGTCGTGGGATTCATCGACAATAACCATGTCAATGCCTAAATCCTCAAAAGGAACAGCGTCTTTATCCGATGCTTTATAGGCATACTTGCGGTTTTGTTCTATGATTTTCAGACGGGCTGTTACAAGGTCTTTGGCCGTTTGACTCCTGAGCTTCTTGATTGATTTCTCATCTTCAATATCATAATTGTCAAGGTTAATCCCGTCCGCCTTTGCCGCCTCGCGAGCGTCGTCCTCTAACTGCGCGATAATATCTGCGGACAAAGCGTCAAGCGTTTCTGTGGTAAGCGTCAACATATTTGTCCGGGAGTGCGGCATAACAACGACGTCCCAATCGTCCATCTTGACGCGCATTAAATCCCGTTTAATGTTTTTGCCATCTCCGGAGAGATACAGGATCTTTGCGCCGGGGTACATTTCCTGTATTTCTTTTGCGACCGTCTTGCTGTTGGCGTTATGGGCCAAAATCAACGGTTTTTTTGCAATACCAAAACGGCGGGATTCCAGCGCAAGGCCGCCCATCGTGTACGTTTTGCCTGTGCCTACTTCATGTGCGTAAATGCCGCTTCCGTTGACTAAGCCGCGATAAATGGCGTTGACTTGGTGCTGGCGAAGATTAAAGGGTTTATCCCCGCGCGTCAGCATCATGCCCGTCATATCCAAGAACGAACCGTCATAAGATGGCGTGGCAACATTATTCATAACCTCATTATAAGTATGTGCAAGCTCCGTCTTACGTCGCTCATCCTGCCATACCCAATCAGCAAAGGTTTCACGAATCTTATCCATTTGCTCATTGGCCTGCTTCATAGCATCTTCGTCTGGATGCAAATTCCCATGCTCGTCCTTGTAGTTAATTTTTGGTTTTGTGTGATTGAGCGTATGGGTCAGCAAGCGGTCAAACTTCACCCGCGACGTGCCATACGTTACCGTTGCGCCTGCGGTATTATTAAAGGAAGCATCGTTAAATTTTACGCGCCATGAACCTTTGTTGTCTCGCGTAATTTCAATCTTATCAAGGTTTTTCGTTCCGACCAATTCGCCAACGAATTGCTGATAGTACGGAATATCTATCCACGTGCCGCCAAAGCCGACGGAAATATTATAGTAAGGAATATCTTCGGGAATAACTTTTTTCAGCGCGTCGATACTGTGCTTCATATCTTTGTCGCCGTTTTCATAAGCGGTCTGTGCTTCCCGAAGTTTTCTGCGTACATTTCCGGCAAGGTATTGGTCCGCTACTTGGTAGTCTCCGTTCGGAGTTTTGAACAGATAGTCCTTCAATTCTTCAAGGACTTCCTTTTTAGACTTGTGGGCCGTCTTTGCAATCTCATCCACGTCAATGCGCATACTTTTATTGCGTTGCAGCATTAACGCCTCTTTGACCGTCGGATTCTTCAAATCCTTTTTCCCGGTCCGCATTACGCGCTCTGTAAGGATTCTTGCGGGCCGCCCGTCTTTTCTTTGGAGTGCGCACAGATTAAAGTAATTCGGCTCGTTAGCTTTATAAAAGAGTTTCAATCCTTCTGTATCTTCAAGGATTTTCGGGCGCTTTTTCTTTACTTTATTATTGTTTTCGTCGTAATCTGTGTACTGAACATAGGTTTGATTTCCATTTTCATCCAATACATATTTTGCAATATGATCGTCGTAAACCTTCTTTAACTCTTGACGCACTTCTTCCAAGTTTTTAGCGTCGTTCTTTTCAGCGTCCTCTAACTTTTGATACGCTTCCCGCAGTTTAACAAGGTCTTTCAGTTCGTCCAACCGCGCTTGAATAGTTTCTTCCTTTTTAATGCTTGCAGGAAGTTTCCATTCTTTGAAGGCTTCAATCGGAGCAGAATCAACGCCGTTTGCTACATAGAGCTTTCCGTCTTTGTTTTGCAAAGTGCCGATACGGTCATTCTCGTTATTGGACACATAATGCAGGTTTTCGTCGTAATGCGCTTCTTCGTAAACGTCCTTGGGAACACTTTTTACCATGTTTTCAAGCTGTTTCGGGAAGTTTTGCTCGTCCATTGTAACGGCCAGTCCCGGAGCTTTTCCTGTGGCCCGTCCAAAACCTATCGTACCAAGCACTTTTTCCGGATGGTTTTCAAAGAAGTTATTGACATTGTAAGTGTAGTTTCGTCCATTCCTGTAATCATATTCGCCGCTGTCGTGCTCAGTAGTTCCAAGCCATTTTTCTTTGCTTACATCAAGGATTGGATTTTCTCGCTTCTTGAAAATCAAAACATCTGTTACAACATCTGTGCCTGCATATTCTCCAAAGGCACCCGTCGGGAAGCGGTAAGCGTCGATAAGCTCGGCTTTTTTTGCCAGCTCCATACGAACCCCGCGATTTAATTTGTCCATCGTTCCCTTGGACGTAATAGCCATCATAATGCCGCCGGAGCGGAGTTCGTCAATGCCTTTCAAGAAGAAATAATCGTGCAGATTTGCCCGGAATTTATCATAGCGCCTGTCTGCTGGGGCAATATCTCCAAAAGGAACATTACCGACAATAATATCGTAAGTGCCGTCCGCAACGTGAACATCTTGATATGGAGAAATTTTAATGTTTGCTTTTGGATAAAGCATTTTAGCGATATTGCCCGTGAAAGAATCCATTTCCACGCCAAACAATGCGCTGTTCTGTTCAAAGTCTTTAGGCATAAGGCCGAAGAAATTGCCAACGCCCATCGACGGTTCAAGAACACGTCCGCCCTTGAATCCCATACGGCGTATCATATCCCAAATGGATTGCACAATAACAGGCGAAGTGTAATGCGCATTTATGATGCTTCGTTGTGCGGATTCCCAATCGTCTTTTCCAAGCGTATCACGGAGCCATTCGCTTTCCTTTTCCCAGCCTTTTGCCGGTTGCGGGTCATTGTAGGTTCCTTGGAAAAGCTGTTGTCCAAAAGATCCCCAGCCGGTAAACGCGGCCATAGCGTCTCTTTCCTCCGGCGTTGGGATTCTGTTGGTAGCCATCAAGTCTTGTGCTACTTCAATAGCCCTCTTATTACGTGCAAAACGCACTTTCGGCGTTCCGCCAAAAAGTGCGTTCGGGTCGTCAATATGATAATTGTCTGTTACAGGAACATCGTTTCCGCCATTCTGAGATGTGCCAGCACTTCCGGATTTTCCTCCAGATACTCCTGCGTTTCCGGTGACAGTTCCAGCGGCTCCATTTGTTCTTCTTCCGGCTCCGCTTCCTGTATCTCGTCGTCCTTCTCGCTCCACAGAAGTAGATATTGGCTCGCTTCCACGTTCGCGTCGCTCGGAGCCCAGCCCGCTTTCGTCAGTTCCATTCTCTTGTCGTCTCGTCTCTCTAGTGCCACTTGCGCGTACTCTTTCAGTATTCCCATTCTCTGCAGCTGTGCCACCATTTTCGGGCGAAGTTCCTTCCAATCCTCGATCAGATTCTTCACCGGCTCCGGCCCGTTCATCATCGCTCTTTCGCCCTCGGCCAGTTCCTTCCGATACCGTTTCAGTTCCTTCAGAACGTCCGCTTTCTCTTGCCGTTCTTCCTTCGTTAGCACCTTCTTCGCCTCCCATACCATCAAAGAATTTCTTGATTCCATTATACGACGCTTCGATAATTGGCGACAATGCCTTTTTATTGGAAGCGGTCAAACCTTTTGTAATATCTTTTTCGATAGCGTCAAGGTCAGTCGTCCCCCGCTCGTATCTTGCACCAATAGCGCGGGAAACCGCCATAACCTGCTTCGGATCAAATTTTTCGCCTTTTGGATAAGTCCTCAAAGATTCCCAAATCGCAGGCGCCCACGGCTCGATTCCTTCCCCAAGGTCAGAACGCATCTTATCAAGCCACGTCTTGAATTTCCTATATCCTTTTTGGATATACTTACCGCCAAGCTGTAACCCAAGAGAGTAAATGCGCGGGTTAAACACAGGATTTGCGGAAACCTTGTTGAGTTCCTTTTGGAGTTCCTTTTTGAGAGCTTCAATTTCCTCGTCTGTCGTGTCGCCAAACTCATTTGTAAAGGAAATTTCTTCGTTATCTGCGGCCTCCGGCGTAATGCCAAGCGCCTCGAACATTTCACGGTCTGCGTCCTCAATGCTTCCGAAAATGCTTTCTTCTGCTGTAGTATTCGACGCCTCCGGCGCGGATTCCTGCTTTTGAGTGGTATTTTTATCTCGCTTTTTCATTTCCTCATCAGCGAGTTTTGCCACCGCTTCCTGATTGATTGCGCTTTCAAACATATCCGTGAAGCGCGTATTGCGAGGCTTGTTTTCTTCCGTCGCTTCCGGCATTTTAGAAACAATCTCGGCGGGGCTTTGCGTGGATGCAGACTTTTCCCGCGGTCCGTTCAAAAGCTCGTCAATTTCCCGGACAAACGTGTCGCGCCCTTCCGCAAAGTCCTTAAAGAAAAACGCTTTGGCATAACGGTTATAATATCCGCCGTTTTCCTTGGCGTATTCCCTCATTTTTTTGAAAGTGGCTTCATCAACTCTATTCTTTAGCTTTGCCATCGGGATTTTTTCGCCGGTCTTGGTGTGGACGTAATCGCCTGTAGTAAAGTTGCTTTCCGGTTGCTCCTGCTCAGTCTTTTCCTGCGTTTGTGCAGACTGCTCCTGTTCTGTGCCAAAGAAGTGGTCGATTTCTTCCTTGCTTGCCTCTACAGGCTCTTCTTTCCCGAAAAGGTGATTGATTTCTTCCTTGCTTGCCACCGGCTCTTTCATGGCATCGTTAAGTTTGTGATATACATTTGAAAGCCCTTGCGGATATTTCTTTATCCTGCCTCTTGTTCCGTGAAGCGTTCCTTCATTGTCTATGCCATCAATCTTATTGAACAGTACGCCTTTGGTAGCCAAGGGAACATTTACTTCATACTTGTCGCACAAGCTGACAAAATCCCTGCCGGAGATTTGCTTTCCGTCGTTCCAATCCTTTTCAGCTTGTTCCAGTTTGTCCTTTCGCTCTTGTTCTTCCCGCGCGGCTTTTTCTCGTTCTTTTTCGGCTTTAGCTTTTTTCTCCGATTCCTCCCACTTAGTATATTCCTCGCCAAAATAGTCCTTTACCTGCTCCATCCGCGTTTTCATCACAGGCGACAGATCAACGCCTGTTATATCCGAAAACGCTTTGATGGAAACCGTATTGTCATTACTTCGCAGAGTGTCTATGATTTCACCAATATCTCGTTTTTCCAAGAGTTTTTTCATTCGCTCTTGAATTTTTGGAGTATTCTCCTGCAAACGTACTGCGCTATTCACCTTGCCTTTAAGGTCTCGTAGTACATTATAAAAATCTGACTCATGCTGATACCCACCATAATAACCCTTTTGGTCTGGGTTTAGACCAAGTTTTTTTATGTATGGGCTTACAATGTTGTGCAGTTCATCGATCGTGTATGCGTCGGCATTTAGAATTTCATTTAACTTATCCCAATTAAGTTTTACCGTCGCGTCTGTATTTCCATCCGTGTAATACTTATTTGGAATAAGACTTATTGTAATTTCTCCATTTTTATATTTAGCCCTAAACCTTCCGTATCTCGCCGTTGCTTCTGTCTGCGGCGCGGACTTTTTGTTCTCCGCTTGCGTTTGGGCAGACTGCCCCCGCGTCCTGTTTACAAACTCGTCGTAATTTATTTTTTCTTCCGGCTCTGGCGTAGTATCGACATTGTACTTGTTTGCTATTGCTTCGAGCTTATCAACAAGTTCCTCGTCGTTGGCAAATAATTGTACGATTCCTTGCGCGTCTTTCCTTTCCAAAAAGCCTTTGACAATTCCATACCGACGGTCTTTTCCCTTTTTCAATTCAGGAAGTTTTTTGCGTGCAAAAGCAAATACAGCTTCTTCTATTTCCTTTTCAAGCTGGGCAGACTTCTCCCGCGTCTCATTTGTCGCTTTTGAAGCAGAAGTATTCCTTCTAAAATCCCCTTCTATCATTATGGCTTCTTTGTCTGCGTACTCTGTCCCATTTTCCTTATACACAAACCCGCCGTCACGCAAAATTTTCTTGTCGTTTTCATCCCAAATATATTGTAACGGAAGCGGGTCTCCAGACCCTACTTCTTTTGCAGTTATAATTGCATTATCAGAAAGGTTCTTTAATTTTTCATGGATTTCCTGTCGGCTAGATTCTTCTGATTTCCTGCGATTTTCATTGATTTCCTTGTCCAATGCTGCAAATTCAGGATTCTTTTTAAGATTTTCAATCGCAAGAGCCTTAAATGTTGTTCTATGCCCATTCTTTATCGGCTTTTCGCCAGCGGGGAATGTCTTTTTGATTCTTGTTATTTCTTCATTGATAAGGCGATTGTACTTATCCAAAGGACTTTCATTCGTCGCTTCCATAGAGCCGTTTTGAGCGGCTTTTTCTCCCTGCACGATAGTTTGTATAGGCTGGGTGCTATTCTCCTGCTGTGGGGCTTCCTGCGCGGCGAGAACTTGCCTTGCAAGATTTTGGATAACCGGATTCGGCGTACCGGGTGTTACCAGAGCTTGCGCTTGTTGGCCGATTTCTCTTGCTGGCGCGATTTCTTGAGGTTGGGCGTTTTGATTCGTATATCCCCCGGCTTGATTACTCCGCGCGGGCGCGGCTTGGACGTTCTGATTCGGCGCATTGTTCATTCCTCCATTCATATCTGACAGTCCGGGCATAAGCGGCGCGGGAAGGTTCGGGGAGCTGCCAATCCCCTGCCGTGCGCGTTCCTCTGCCGCTTTCTGCTCTGCGTATTGCTGACGGACAAGGTTCAAAAGCTCATCTACATTTTGCCTTGTCATATCCTGATTGACGGTTCTCTGCTGCTGGGCTCGTTGAATTTCCGTCATCGGGATTCCAGGCGTGCGCGGGGCGTTTTGCGTTGGCGCTGTCGGCTGTTCCATTTGCGGAGCCTGTGCGGTTTCCGCTCTCGGTGTCTGTGCGAGGATCTTTGCGTCAAGCGCGGCCTGCTGCTCCTGCTGACGTGCCGCGTCAAGGTTTGGCGTGGTAATACTGCGCATCGGAATAATCGGCTGTTTCAGCATGGACACTGTGGGGAACGTGCGCGGCGTTTCCTGAACAGGCGCTTGCGCTTCTTCGGTCGTTTCCTGCTGTGCGCTGAATGCTTCCGGGTAATTTTCGGCAAGCCACTGACGATCTTCCTGCGTTACGTCTTCACCGTTTTCATATACGCGCTCAACAAGGCCGGAAAGAAAATCAAGTCTTTCATTCGTGACCGGCTGTCCGGTCTGACGGCTTTTATCATCTGCCCGCTCCAGTTCTCTGTAAGCCCATTCAACAAGATTTTCTTCGGGCGCGTTGTATGCGTCAATTCTCGGAATGAATTCAGATAAAGCCTCCCCGTGGTCAGAGAAATGCAAATGTCCGCCGGTCGCGTGTTCCGACGGGTTTGTGTATTCATCCAAGCCATACAGCCCATACGCTTGTGCGCGTTCCATCAAAAACGCGCGGGCCTCATCCGAAGATTCCAGAAAATCATCTGCAATATCAAAAGCCTGCCCGCTGTCATGCCAACTTTCGCCGTTTCCGTCTCGCGTCATGGACGTTACATAAAGATGGCGTCCAAACTTTTCATAGTAATCACGATCAAGGCGGCGAAGTTTCTGTTCCGTCAAATCGCTAAGCGTCGGGTTGGAAACGCCCTCGCCAACTTCATATTCTGCATTTTCAGGTGCGGCGGTGGTTTCTTCGCCCATGCGTGCCATCGTTTGATTTACATAATCCAGAACAGAGGGGCCGTTGGAAAGCGATTCATTCCATGCGTGTTCATTACCTTCGCTGTCAATCCAAGTGCTTTCCCCGTTTGCCCACCGTTCGCCATTCTGATTGCCGGAGTACCAAGCGACAAGCGCGCCATCCATACCATAATCGTCAATGAGTGCGTTTAGCTTGTTCTGCGCTACAATGTCTTGGTTTTCTTTTGTCCACGGTGCATCAGGCGAAAGCCCTGCGTCGCTGGCCCACTGTGCCCAATTATCATTAAGAATCTGATACGCGCCCCGCGCTCCGTCGCCGTTTGCCCCCAAAGAGTAATCGTTGCCGGATTCCTGTTCGCGGACAGCGTTGAAGAACTGTTCTCTGTTTTGAGACGAAAGGTTCCTGCCTTTCGGCATCTTAAAGCCGGTAATGGCCTCAAAGAGAGCCATAGGCAGAGCACCGATAGCGCCTTGCGAACCGGCGTAGGATTCATCAGGAAGCGGGTTTGTAAGCGTGCCATACGGCTTGCCGCTGTATTTATTTGTGACAATCGTTTGATATGTTTCCTGCGGGCTTTCTGACAGCGGCTCGGCAAGTGCGGCTCCGCCAGCGCCGACAATGCGTTTTGTAAGAGACGGAAAGCCTTTCCCAAGCAGTTTTTCAAGCTGTCTGCCAGCAAATTTCCCCGGGACGCCGGAGGTCAGACCGCCCGAAATAAACTCTGTCGCTAAATCCATCGGTAGCTCGTCCATTATAGCTTTTCTTTGGATTTCAGCAATTTGCTCATCCGTAAAGCCTTTTTTGCGTAACGGCTCAAAAATCTCCGACGTATTTGCTAGAGCGTCCAATGGCGCATTGATTCCCGCAAACGTCGCGGCATGGCCAAGTCCTTCCGCCGCCATACTTGGAGCCTTTGCAAACGCTCCCGGCGCGGTCTTTATTACGTTTTCAGCCAAAGCGGAAGAAAGCTTTTTCGCGCCAAGATTTCCTAAAAGGCCGGAAACAGGATTCAACAGTTTTTGCGCACCGTAGGCAAGCCTACCTGTAGGAAGTGCCATGGATAATACCATAGGCATGTAAGACGAACCAGCCCCGCTTGGGATCATCGTCCACGCGCCAGCTGGATCACTCCACCATTCGCCGCTTGTAAGCATTTCAGGCGCGCTCATGTTTCCGTATTTTTCATCGTTTGCACGGTAACGGTCAGATTGAGAGACAGCATTGGAGAGATTGGAAAGATACTGACCGTTGTTTCGCATAATTTCGCCAAGATTGGACAGAGTTTCATTATATAAAGCAGGGTTGTCGCCCTGCGGACTGTTTTCACGCGTCGAACGCTGCAAGTCCTTGAGCTGCATTCCAAGTCCTTCGAGCGTCGAACCGCCCCAGCCCAAGATACCATTACCAAGCGCAACTAAAGCACTTTCAAGCCTTCCTGCATGGGGCTCTGGGGCCTTTTGTTGTTCTTGGTCTGTATTCTGTTCGAGCCAGTCGTTAAATTCAGACAGCTTCATATTGCGTCCCCCACTTTATCTTAAATTGATATGCTTACCTACTGGCAAGCCTTAACAATTCCTCATCCGTCAGTTGATTGCCTTCCTGAACAGGATTATTTTCAATCGGTTCAGTGTTTTCGCCAGCAGTTATATCCTGAATATCAAGTGCTGCGATAAGCCTTGCAGCGTCTTGTTCGTTCCCGCCATTCTTTCTGACTGCATCCATAACTTCCCCGGCTGTCAGCGGTTTTTCGCTTCCGTCACGCTGCTGTTTTGCTACTTGGAAAAACTTAAATATATCATCCCAAGAATTGCCATTATCAAGCAATATCTTAGTCGCTCCGTTCAAATCTGCCGGGTTCAAAACGGGATCTTCTTTCCCGAGCCGGTCACTTTGCTTTTGCCAATAGTCACGGGCTTTTTTAAGTTGCTGGTAGCCCGGATCGTTAGTGTTTTCACCGAAAGCCATCATCCTGTTGTCAATGTCTTCAAGTTTGTTATTGTAAAACTCCTGCATTGTTTTCAATTCGCTAGGCTTCATTTGCCCATTATTCCCGCTCTGCGCTGCTACGTTTCCACTTCGTCCGCCAGTATTTCCACCTCGGCTGTTCCCGCTTCGTCCATAACCGCCACCGATCACATAAGCCAATGCCTCCCTTGCCGCGTCTTGGTCACTTAATCCGCTTGCTTTCCCAAGCGCAAGCGCCATTTGATAAGCCTCTTCTTGCCGACCTTGGCGGAGTGCTTCATCCATCTGCATTTTCGCTTGAGCAAGCTGCATTTGATGTTCAAAGTTCAAATTCGCCATTTCTTTTTGGTTGTTAAGCTGCAAGTTGCTGTTCTGCATCATCTTCGCAATATCCTGCGCGTATTTCGTCGCGCCCTGCGGGGTCTGATACATATTGCCAAGAAGGTTAGTTTGCTGCGGGTCTTCCAGTGCAAGCTGCGCAAGCATGGCGACGCCCTGATTGTTGATTGTCCCGTCCGGGTTTACGCCGCCGCCGATGAACGCATTGGAAAGCGCGTTGACGCGCTGGGGCTGATATTCCGCCGCTTTCTGCTGGGCAAACTGCCGCGCCTGCGTTTCGGTGCTTCCGTTTTGCCGCGCAATACGGTAGGCGTTGTTATAGACTTCATCAGAAGTCATGTCGTAGTTTTGCGCGTACTGCCGCTGCCCGCCAAGAATCTGATTTGCAATCTCGCGCACCTGCGGCGAAGTATTCGGCGCGGCGTTTTGCATATCGACCGCCGATTGCAGCGCCGGGGTTCCGGCGGTCATTTCCCTTGCCACATCCTCCGGGACAAATGACGGCCCTTTCAGAATATCAAGCTGCTGCTGATTCTGATTCTGCTGACCGGGAATAGCCTTGCCCTGTACGGTCGGAATTGCGTCCGCCGCCGACTTATTGACGCCCTGCATCCATTCGTCATAGCCTTTTGTGTTCTTTTCCTGCTGGCGGCGTTCAAGCCCGCGATTGACGTAGTTGCTCCCAAATCTTCCAAGAGCATATCCCAAAAGCGTCATAGGATCGTTGTTCTTTGCAATCGAAAGCCCCGCGATAATGTCTTTCAGGTAATTGCTCCTGTCGTTTTGGGTATTCTGTTCTTTATATTGCTGGTCAAGTGTCTGCCATGCCATAATTCATTACCTCCGTCAGAAGCCGAAATTCAATCCAAGCCGCCTTGGGTCATAATACGGCGTAACCCCGACCGCGTTCCCGAGGTCTGCGTAATTGCCAAGGAGAGACATTCCCTTTTCTGCCGCCATGCCCGGGGCGACTTCCAGCATAGCTTTTTCGGCTGCTTCGTTTGCCATAGCTTTCGTCGCTTCCGTCCCGGCTCCGCCAGCCGCCGCCTCTCCGCCGCCCAAACCTCCGGCGGCAAGACTGGCAATCTGCATGATTGTCTGTTTCCTTCTGGCCTCGTCTGCCGCCTGCTGCTGTAATGCCTGCTGCATACCTTGTGCGGCCTCTGCGTCGTTTTGCTGGCGTGCCGCTGCTACTTTCTGCTGTGCCTGCTGTCCAAGCTGCTGTGCCTGTGCGCCCGTCTGCTGCATTTGACTTGCCGTGTTTGCTGCGCTTCCAATGCCTTGCAAAAGTCCGGGATTTTGCTGCATCAAATAATCTAAATATCCCATCAAAACAGACCTCCCAACAATCCGCTAATGAGACCGCCGCCGCCGCTGTTGGTTTGCGTCTGCGTGCTGGTAGTCGTCCCTTTTCCTGCCGCCGCCGCAAGTGCGCCGGTCGTGGAGTTGTTCAGGCCAAGCGAGGCGTTCCACAAATTGAGCGCCGGTTGCTGTGCCGCTTCCTGCGCAGCCGCGCCGGTCGTGATCGGTGACGTCGCGGAATTGATAAGATTGCTGTAAACCGCGCCGTTCGCGGAGTTTGCGCCGAGAGTGTTTTGGTACTGCTGCTGTGTAAGATTCCCAGCTTGGTTGATATTCTGCTGATACTGCTGGGCTACGGTATCTGCCGCGTTCTTGGAAATATCATTCATAGCGCTGTTGGTTACAGAGCTGTTGATTACGCCGCGCTGCCCAAGGTTGTTGATAGTATTGCCCATCGTGTTCCGTAATGCCGTAGCGATAGCGTTTTCCATGTTTTGCTGGTAAGCCGTCGGAAGATTACCGTTAGCAAGGCTGGATAGCTTGCTGTTTGCGCTGTTTGCCGCCGACGTGTTGCTCCCTGTAAGTCCTTCCATGCCTGACGTCGCCCGGTCAATCTGCTGCTGGGCAGAGTTGTTCATGCGGTTGAAATCGACCTGCACCGCACCGATGGAATTTTGTAGGATATTTCGTGCCGTGTCATTTAACCAAAGGCTATTCGGCGCGATTGCTTTTGCGTAATCTGCCTGTTGTTTTTGTAGTTGCAATTCGTACGCACTTGGCGTATAGGTTGACGTATTATTTACCGTCGTGCCACCGCCGCCGCCGCCAAAAAGCTGCAAGTCAAATGTGATTTCCATTTGCTCACACCTCCCATGTAATGAAATAGGCTTGCTCTCCGCTTTCGTATCTAAAAGCAGGAGACGCAAGCCCTTTTTTGCCTGTCTCTTTGTGTATGCAATAGTATCGTTTCAAGCCGTCGGAAAGCGTTTGCGTCTTTGCGATCCGATACCCAAACAAACGAATATAAGCAAGGATCTCTTTTCGGATGCACCATGTACCGCACATTTTCACGCCGATCTTTCGCGCCATGTCGGAAAATTTGTCTTTCCAAAACCGGGCGTCACCGGCAAGCTGACGGATGATTACCATGTCTTCCGTCTGCCCGACTTCGCAAAATCCTTTGTCAGGCAAGAAGAACAGATTAAACCTTTCGTCTCGTTTGAACGGTTCCGGCGTCTTTCGGTTGTAAAGTGCGATCCACTCGTCGAGCGTCATGATACGACGGCGTGCGACGGCATGACCATGTATTTCGCGTTGATTTCCTGCGCCGGAATTTCAATCGACCATACGCGGATAAATCCTGTGCGCGGGTCACACGTCGGCGAAAGGCCGCAATCAAGAAGGACTTCATGCTGCAAGTTGTCAATGACGACCTGCACGAACGAATCTTCCTCAACGCTTGCGGCGGGAATGTCATAGTAGAACTTGTACGCGCCGTTGTCTTTTGCAATCCAGCCGGTCGTCGGGATTGTCGCCGTGGCAACCACAGGAATGATATATCCGGGCACAAGCTCGTCCTTGTCCGCGTCGTAGATAAGCACCTGATTGTTTTTGATTCCCGTCGTATCTACCTTGACGCCGCCAACCTTCCCACCATACGGGATATTGAGCATCTTCCCTGTTTCCTCGTCAAAGGCAAGAACGTCGCCGTCTTGCAGATTGTTGATTTCGATTTTCTTTCCTGCAATCCTGTCGGGGCTGCCGGTAATATCCACATGGGCCTTTCTGTCGGCGTTACTGACAACAAGAATCTTGCCCGGTTCGCCGGTGTAGGAAACGTCGTCCTGCGTAAAGATGTAGTTCGGCAGATTGACAATCTTATCCTTTTCGGCGTTGTAAACCAGAACGTCGCCATCGTGCAAGTCCTGAACGTCGATTTCCTTGCCGATGATCATATCCGGGCTGCCCGTAATGCTGATATTGCCTTTTCCCGTTTCGCGGTCAAGGCGAAGAATCTTGTCCGCGCCGCTGTACGCTACCTCGTCTCTGTTGATGGTGTATCGCTCGTAGTTCAGAATGTCACCGAAGTTCAGCGACAAGAAGGTTTCCCAAGCAAAGCCCGTCCACCGGTAAATCTTCTTTTCGTTCATCGAAAGGTACATATCGTTGGTTTTCAGCGTTTCCACGACTTCGGGATCGGTCTCGTCCGGCCGCGCGCTGCTGTCGCCAAACATGAAACTGCCCGACGTGCTTTTCTGCACCACTGCGCCGATAGACTCTGCCGTAATGCCGAAGTTTTCTTTCAGCTCTCCAAGGTCAATCCATCCGCTGTTATCGCCTTTACGAATCAAAAGATGGTTCAGTGTCGTATCAATGCGGAACGAATACGCCTCTGCATCCAATACGTCCTGTCCAGAGCCAGCGTCGTTTCGACGCAGGCGGTTCAAAAGCCTGTAAATGACAGGCATTTCCTGACGCAGCTTTTCAAAGCCGTCCTGAATCGTGTCTTCCGTAGCGGTGATCTTGACCGGGTACTTAACTTCCCACTCACTCATTTTGTTACACCTCCGCAATGTCCATGATAATACTGTTTAGGACGAAACCGCCCATAGCCCCGGAACCTTTCACGTCGATAAATTTTGACCTGAACACGTTCCGGGATTCCTTGATGATTGTCCTCGGCTCGAAGATTGATTTCCCGTTGCCGTAAATCATATTGGTATTCCTGTAAATCATTTCACCCATTGAGTAAACGCCTTTCGACCGTCCCTTCCGGGATATTTTCGCCCGATTGTTCCATATCAGGGAACGCGCACCGATAATCAAATCCCCCTGTGCGGGCATCGGCAGGTCGATAACAACGGCCCCGCAGGATATTTCCCCGCTGTAAATTTCCGTCGCCTTTGGAATGACGGATATTTGCGTCCGTTTCAAAAGGAAATCATGCTGACTGACAAGCCTTTGCGCTTTGAAGCTCCACACAAGCGGAAGATTGTCGTCGTAGAATGTCGAATCGTCAATCTTCGCTATGCGGTTGCTTTTGACAACGTAGACGTTATCGCCAACGGAAATTACATCCACCACCGGCGAATTAAACTGCCGCATGAACCATGACTGACCGGCAAGGTCGTACATGAGAACCGTTCCGTCGTCACCGATGAACCACACCTGCGAAAGCGGCGGGACATAGCGGACAAGCGCATTGGCGGGAAGCTTCTGTATCTCCTTCGTCACAAGCGTTGCCGCGTTGGAAGGTTTCACATCCCCGTATTCGTCCGTCGTTTGAATGATGGAGACTTCGTTCTTGCCAAGGATAAAAACCGCGTTGGCAACGGAGCAGAAAGAACGCCGTCCGATGCACTCCACGTTTCGGCTGACCTCGGCAATCGACCAGTCCGGAAATTCCCCCGACAAGCGATATACGCGCCGATTGTCCTTGATGATAACGATATTGCTGGATAGCGACGCCATGCCAAGGAAGTTTCCGCCGTCTTTATATCCGGCTTCTACCCATTTGGAAGTGGAAGGATCGCCGGTATCCTCTGTCCAGTTCGTTTCATCACCGACGCCGGAATAGCGGACGTTGTTATTGTCCGTAATCACGACGCGCCCTGCACGGATATAGACGCTTTGCGCTGTCGGGCTATCGATGGTCACAAGCGCCGTCCCGTTGTAGTATTGGAGCTTTCCGCCTGACGCAATCAACACGCCGTCTTCCCAAGCCGTATAGACCGGGAATAAATCGCCTGTCAATGTGCCAAGGCTTTCGCCGATTGTCCCGTCCTGCATTGTGGCAAGATGCACGGTCTTATCTTCCAGCACGACGAGAAAGCGGCTGTTGATACTGTCATACACGACGGCGAAAATATTGTCGTGAAGCAGCACGTCCACAGTTCCGCCGACGGTTTTTAGCCGTCCGGTGGAGTGGTCAATCTCCATATTGACGCACTCGGCAAGCTGATTCTCGGCAATCCCTTCGATAGCTGCCGCCGTATTCAGTCCGCCGGAGAAGTCCGCTCTGACGACGCTGTTCTGATTGCTGTGCTTTACGCCTAGCCGCATCAGTAACCACCGCCTCTGCGCCTGCTCCCGTTCCAATACTCATTGACAACGACGCCGACCGGCGGAGGCGCTAACAGGTCACGAATCTGATTGTAAATGTTCATCATAACCTGTGTTTCTTGGCTCTCGTCGTACTCGTTGCCGATGGATAGCCGCAAGGCGGTATATTCCATAAGAAAATCGTCGAAGTCCGAAAGCAGCGGTGAATTGTCGTCAATCGTCACTTCGTCGATGTCGTTGATCGTATCTATGGTATAGGCCGTTTCGACTTGCGGAACCGGCCAGAAATGTATCGTTTTTATACCTGTCCGGTAATACACTGTCGGCGCTCCGTTCCCGTTCTCGTCCGGGATGTGCCGGAGGTTTGTCGCTCCAAGTGTCTTTTCTTTGTATGTTGTTGTCGTGGTTTCGTCGAAAATGAGGTTATTGTTGTTGTAGATAAGTTTTTTGTTTTTGTGGATAAGTTCGGAATGCTTTTCCGTTACGGAGGAAAGAATATCGCTTCCCGCCTTGACGCGAATCATGCGGAGAGGTCTTTTGTCCAGTACCACCGAATCCTGTCCCGGCGGCAGCAGCCCTTTCGCCGTCTCGATAAGCATTTCCGGCTGTATATCAGCGATTGTCCTTCGGATGAAGCGTATTCCGTTGTTGGCAACGTCAATAATTTCCTCGTCGTCGTAGGTAATATCGCTTCTGTCGTGAAGGGTATTTCGTATGCGTTTTACAAGTGTCTGCATTGGCAGCATTTCATCACCACCTAATAGCAAGAAATGGGCAGGGAAAACCCTGCCCTATTCCCTCTTACTGATCGTCAGCCGAAGACGTGATGACGTTGATGACGCCGAAATCCGTCTCGTTGGTGCCGTCAAACTTGAACTGCGAACGTTTCAGGCCAAACATGCGGCCGAAGGAGACGCCCCACTTGTTGCCGTAGTCGAAAGTGTCCTCTGCCCACTCCGGCGCGGTGCCCTGTGCAAACACGGCGGCCTGTGCGCCAAGGAAAAGCGCATGTCCGACCTTCGCGCCGCTCTGCCCCGTCGTGGTGCGCGGTACGCGGGTGCATTCGTGAACGATGACGCCCTCGTACATGCCAAGCGCGCCGCTGAAAATTGGGTTCTTCTCGCCGCGAATGTTTGCGTAATGCTGCGCGTCAAGCCACTTCTGATCTTCACGGAGGTCGCGCGCCTGGAACGGGTCGATGACCATGACATACAGGTCGCGTCCGTTGTCGCGGAGAGGGCGCATTCTCTTGTCCTTGTCCTGAATGGCCTTGCGCTTGCAGATACCAATCATATCCGGCGTAAACTTGTCAGCCGGGGTAATGTCCGCCTCGGAAGTCTGATTTCCTGCGTAAACTACGCGGTCAGTCGTCGGAGCCACAAGGTCAAACGGGAAGTCTGCCGGATTGGCGAAGTTCGGGGGCAGAATGCCCGTCAGTACGCCGAAAATAGCGTTGTCAATCCAGTCAGCCAGCCAAGCCGTCAGCGAAGCCTTTGCGTCCTGACGCATATTGATCTGCGTCTTATGCTCGTCAAATTTGCCTTCCAGCCGGACGGCGTTACGAACGCGGGAAATCCCAACGTCCATGGAACGATAGACAAGCGCCTCTTCGTTGCCTTCCATCCAGTTATCTTCCATGACGCCCGTGCCTTTCAGCGCCATCAGGAGCGGAATGTTGATGCTGTCGCCGGGGCCTTTCGCCAGCTCCTCTTTGATGTGAATGCAATCCTGCGCGGAGCTGCCCATGAATTTGTTGAAGAACGTCTCTTCGACGCCTGCGTGCCAAGTGGTTTTCGCCCAATATTTCATTACGAGTTCAGGGGCGATTGCTGCGATTTTCGTATCAGCCATGTTTAATCATCCTTTCGTTTATCCCATAAGCATTTTTTGTACGTTTTCCGGAAGCTGGCTGGGATCGTCGACCTCATCCAGCATTTTTGCCAGTGTTTCCGCTGTAATACCCTGCGACGGAGTAGATGCACTCCCGTCGACTTCGGCAGCACGCGGCAGGCTTGGCTTTGCCTGTTTCGCCGGTGCGGGCTTTGCCTGCTGTTTTCCGGCCTGTGCGCGGAACGCTTTCTTTGCGTCCGTGAAGTACCGCTTGACAAGAACGATGTCCTGCGGCATTGCCATCTGGTTTTCAACTCGTGCATAAGCGCCCCGGAGGACGTTCTGTTCACCCTCGGACAGTGTGTTGAAATAGTCGTTTGTTGCGAACATCTGCACTTCCTTGAAATCCGGCTCGGCTGCCTCCTTTTGTGCGAAGGCGTTGTAATCACTCACCATGTCTTGCTGTTGCCTAGCCGCCGCCGCTTGCTGTGCCTGCTGCTGCCTGACGGCCTCGGCAATCTCGCCCATGATGTAGTTGCGTGCCATTGCCTTGGCGTTTTCCAGCGTCTTGAACTGCGGATTGTCTTCGTCGCCGTACTCTGTCAGCGATTCGGCGTCTTCGGCGGTCATGCCCGTCATTTGAAGCGCCTGCTGCTGTACGGCTTCTTCGATCTTCGCCGAAATCTCCGGCGTGATCCTCATACCGCCATAGGCTTGCGGCGGTGTTTGCCCGCTTGCTGGTGCTTGCTGCGGCATTGGCGGCTGATTTGCAGGAGGTGTCTGCTGCGGGGGATTGCTCCCCAGTTCACCGAACTTTGCCCTGTACGCTTCCAGTTCCGCCTGCATAGCGTTCTTCTTATCCACGACCTCTTTGAACCGTGGATATGGAATTGCGGCGCTGCCCTCCGACGGTTTGTTATCGCTGTTGTCCGGTTCAGCGTGTGTTTCGGGCTGTTCCTGCTGCTTCAATTCCTCCATCGCTTCGCGTGCGGCGTCTTCCGGCAGTCCGTCAAGCTCTTCCGGAATTTCTTCCGGCTGTTCTTCCTTGGGCTGCTCCTGTACCTCTTCGGTCGGCTGCGTCGTAGTCTCGGTTTCGGTTTCCTCTGCGAAAAGCTGCAAATCTAACATGGTTAAAATTCTCCTTCCCCGCTTATGCGGTCATATTCGCCCGTTTCGCCGGCGGCGCGTAATATAAAAAGCGCCCTGCATTTGCAAAGCGCCTTTAGGCTTGTATGTGGTTCAGTCAGTGAGTGGTGCCGTTTACGGCTCGATAAATCTCGACGACGGCTTTCAGAGCCGTTTCTTCGCTCCGGGTTTTGCCGTTCATCAGGTCGTCGCAAAGTTTCATCCCGACCTCGATCAGAGCGTCCGTAAACTCTTTTGGATTCGTCATTTCTGCGGCTTCCTCTTTCATTTTTCCTCTCGGCATTATGCTACCTCCTTATTAGACCGCCGGTCCTTGTCCGGCCATTATACTCTGCGCCGCTGCCTGCGTCATGGGCGCGCCTTGTTGCTGTCCACCTCCCTGCGCTTGGGCTGCCTGTTGCATGGCTATCTGTAACATTTGCTGCTGACGCGCGGCCTGTTGGTCTTGGACTGGCGTCTGCTGCATCTGTGCGGCAAGCTGTGGGAATATCTGCGAAGTCCACATCTGTATGGAGTATTGCGCAATCTCCGGGGCGATAAGCCCCTGCTGCGCGGCCATCGCAAGCTGTATCGGCAACGGAGCGTCCTTGAACGATATGCTCTGATTGAGGTTATGATCTTGCTGTTTGAGCATTTCAAGCTGTAGCTGTGCTTGCTGCTGTTGCTGCTGGGCTTGCTGTCTTGCCTGCCAGTTCTGTTTGATTTGGTCTTTATTCGGCAGGTCGGAAAGCTCGATGATGGAATCAAACAGCATATCGCCCGGAATCCCGAGATTCTTCACGGCGTCGATCAGTGTCCAAAGCTGTGCCTGCCGCTGCGTCGTCGTTGCCTGCGTGTCGCTGACAACAACGTCAAACTCGCCTTGTGACAGGTCGTTGAGCGTCTGAATGATGACGTTTCCGAGCGCGTCCTGCCCGACGACTTGCGGGCTGTTGACAGGAACGAATTGCTGCCCGTTCGGGCCCTCGATGCGGTACACCTTTTCAGCTGTGTAAAACTGCGGGACAATACCTTTGTGCCCGCGCCGTCCCCACAGCAGTTCCACGATCTTCTTCTTGGCGTTTCGGAGCTGGTCGAATATCGGCGCAATATGCGTCACGGCTTGCTTTTGTTTTAATTCGATTGCACGACCGGAGGACGCATTCGGAATGTCTGTCCCCATCTGCGCCTCGTTGATACCCGAAATCGCTGTCAAATCCTGCGTGGCCTGTACTTCGGCCTGTATAATATCCGTCGGCGGGTTGTGCGGCTCTCGCTCTCGAATCCGTCCGCCGGTCAGTGCCCCATCTGCGACTTGCTGAAAATGTCCCGGGACTGTGTGCATCCGCTCAAATTCCTCAAGCTGGTCGGCGTCCATCGCTGTCTTTTCATACCAGCCGCCGCCGTTTGACGTCGTGTTGAGAATATGGAGCGTTTGAATGCGTCTCTTGTTGATCTCGCGCTGCGGGTCTTTCAGGTCACGGACAAATCCGGCCGGAAGGTCGCCAGCGCCGTAATAAAAACAGGTAATCGGGACAAAGGGGAGTTCGCCATGCTCGTAGGGCGACGCCATATCCTCTAGCAGCACGGTATCAAAAAAGGACGCATAACGCACTGTCTTTCGCGTTACCGTCCTTTCCGCCTCCGGGCTGGGGTCTACTGCGCCCTGTAGGAGCATGTCCATCGTCAGATCGTCTTTGTTGATCTCCGTCCCGTCCATCATGCGAATCATTGTGACGCGCTCCCGCGTCTTGTACCATATTTCGACAAGGCGAATCTTGTGCGTGTCCTGCTTGTACCACATGGAATCCCCGGGTTTTGCCTTGCGGTCTGTGTAATCGGTCTCGGCAGAATCGTACACATGATACGCCGCTTCGATCGCGTCCGCATGCTCCGGGAATTGGAGCATAAGCTCGTCTTTGTCTACCCATCTTGCACGGCAGATGTATTTCGCGTCCGAGAAATCCGCCTTGTGGCTTTCAGGATCGACGTATATCCCAAACGGGTCCTCACGCTCGACGACGGCGTTTCCGTCGCCCACCTCGTCGTCCCATTTGTACCCGACCGAGAACCAACCAAGCCCGCCGATAATCGCGTCCATGAACGCTTGGCTCTCCTGACTGTCGAAATCGCACTCGTCCATGATGTACTTCGTGACGCCCTTTCGGACTTGGCATATCTCTATGTCGTCGCCCGTCCTCGGTTTGAAATCCACGTCATACCGGTTAATGCGCTGATAGCCGGACAGGACATTGACGATAGGCTTGATACGGTTGATTGTCAGCGTCGGGCGGTGCTGTTCCCCGAACGTGCGCTTTTCTTCCTCCGTCCACTGCTGACCGGCGACAAAATCAAAATCCTCCTGCGCTTCCTGCCGCCACTCGTCCGCCGCGTCAACGGCATCGCGGAACCATTGCCGATATTTCGCCACGCCTTCCTTATACGGCAGAGTGTCCATCGGCCGAAGTTCTTCCTGAATAATCTCCATTACCTCACCACCTCATCGAGTCGCGTACATTTGCTGTTGTGCAAGATGTAATTTTTGTGCATATTGCGTCGCAGCGTCGGGAGAGCTAAATATCCCTAAATGTCTTCCTGTCTTTACATATTGTTCAAATGCTTCATCAGGTGTCATAATTCGCCCATCATCAGAAACAGTCGGGATAAGGACTTCTCCTTCTGGTAGGCCAACACTCATACTTCTAACTGTAGCAATTGAACCGTCATCCATTTTTACGCGAGGGCGTTGAGTTAAATCAATATTGCCAGCTTGCACCATATCGGAGTAATAACCGGGAACAATAACTGTTGAATCATATTTCCCATAAATCCCCATTACCTCACCACCTCAATACGTCCACGCGCTGCGCGGCTTCTCTTTCCGCCTGCGCTCCCATCTATCCAGCTTCTTCGCCGGTTTCTTGACCGTCGGAGCCCACGGCCTTGACAGGCACATATAGCCAAGATCGTCGACGGCGTGATCCTCGCCCTTGGTGTCGTATGTCTCCGGTTTGCTCTTGTCATGCGCCAACATTGGCAGCGTGCGTATCAAGTGCACGCAATTCGCAAACACATACAGGGCGGGTTTGAAGCTCCCGTCCTCCTGCTCGTTGCCTATCAAGCGTTCCTTAATCGCGTTCGCCATCTCCGCCCGACCTTTTGACGACGGCGCGAACGTCGAAACATTAGCGTCATGGAGTGCGTTGTTCATTTCTTCGGCGATGCTCGGACCCGTCACGCCTGTCTTTGCCCAACATGCACAGTCAAGGATCGCGTGATGCACCTCGCCTTTGTCCTCCATGTCGATAATCTTCTGTGCCACCTGCTTTGCCGTCTCGCCTGTTCCGACGTTCGGCTTTCCGCCCCATCCATAAAGTTCCTTGTATGCCCAAATGTTGCCGTCATAATCAATAGCGTACCAGTGGCAGGAGTATGGCGCTGCGCTGCCCCAGTCCATGGATCGAACCTTTATCCAGCTATCCGGGATTGCGAACGGCTCGACAACGTGCAAATCTGAACGCCACTGACGGAAAAACTGACCTTCCGCCACACCCCAGTCACCGAGACCGGCGACCTTGTAACGTTCCGGGTCTGTCAGTTCCATTCGGTCAAACATCCGCATGTCGGCGTCGGATAGCCACTCGTTGCACTTGTACGTCGTAGTCATCGCCAACACGTCAGGATCGGGCGTATCAAAAAAGCGGCCTTTCACCCAGCACCCGCTATCCCACGGGTTCAGAGTAATCAGCCACTGTATATAATAATTGTCCGGCATCTGACCACGGAGAGACTCGTCCACTCGGTTGAATGCGTCTTCCGATACCTCAAATGCTTCTTCCAACCATGCGAAACAGATAAATCCGTGCTTGACCGTGACCGACGTAATCTTGAGCGGATCGTCGAGCCCTCGGAAGATTATCCGCTGGCCGGTGGGAATGTACTCTATCTCCATCGGCGAGACCTTGGCTTTCCACCATGCATTTACGCCGAGCCGGTCAATCGCCCATCGTAACTGAGCGAAGCAAGAATCACGGAGGCTTTCCGCCGTCTGCCGGATGACCAGTGTGTTTGAGAGCGGATATTGCATCATGCGAACGATGATCTTGAGCGCCGCCGACGTTGATTTTTTAGATGCGCGGGAACCTTTGCAAACAACGTATCGCTGCTTGGAGCGGAAAAACTCATCATATCCGCCGCCCACGACCTCACGAAGAGACAGCGTTTTTGGCTCTGGCTGTTGCTTCATGCGACCAACCTCTTTGACAAAACAGAAAACTCATGTCGCTTCTCTGTTGATTGCTCACCGATGAAGGCGACGTCGGGATTGATTAAAAAATCTCCGTCCTCGCATTTTGCGACAATATTGGCGGAGATCAATTTTTTTACAGCTTTGCTGACAGTGTGCATCGAAAATCCTGTATGCCTAGCAATCTCGCCCAGTCGGATGTATGAATGATTGTTTGGCTGACACTTGGAAAACAGCACAAACATGACTGCTGGCACGCTGTCGCCTTTCACCGTCCGCAAAAACGCACCAATAGCATCGAGATTTAACGCAATCGCTTTTTCGATGGGGTCGATATACATCATGACGCAATCGCCCTCTTTCTTGCAGACTCATATTTGACTGTCATTTCGCCATGGCTGTTGTCGCCTCGCTGTATAATCACAGGATTGACCATGTATTCACCGCGTTTAACCTTGACAGCAATATCGGCGTCTTGCAGTACATGGAGAGACCTGGACACACTCGGACGCGCCATTTTGCACGCAGTCGATATCTGCACCGTTGTTGCGTAGACCATATTGCCAAACCGTAGGTTTTTGACCATATAGTTAAATACTTTATGATCGCCGCTTGTCAATCCCTCTGTCATTTCGGCAAACTCATCAAGATAGACATATGCGTAATTTGTTCTTGACATAAAAATCAACCCTCCAAGTGTAACTGAATTGTTACACTCAACCCCTCGAATGTAACATTTCGGTTACACTTGTGTAACATTTCGGTTACACTTCGCGAAAAATTCCCCTTTGTTTATGCGGTCTCCGAGATCGCTATATATATTTCTTATTATGAGAAATATTTCCGCACCCCTCACAGATCATCTTTAATGACAATCGGAACCGCCCCAGAGAGCTCGACCTGCTGACGATCAAGGAAACCGCCCTTCATCCTGATCAGCAATTCGGCAGCTTTGAGCGATTCCTTGATTGCTGCGCGCATCTGCGACACGGAGCCGTCTGAAGTGAGAACGTCATCCGTCGAGACGCGGCGGAACACGTCAGTAAGCCCTTCGGCGATCTCGGCAAGGTCAGCAATCTTTCCCGGCCTTGCGGCTTGGGTTTCTGCGTCAATCTCGGCAAGGCGCTCCTGTATTTTAGGATTTTTTAGGAGCTCGAACGCGCTTACTCCGGCGGCGTCATAGCTGGCGGCCTCAGGGTTTGCTGCAATGTGATTAAGATAAGCCCTTGTCTGATTGTGCGTTTTTGCGTATTCCAAGCAGAACTCATCATATTGTCGTTTCAATGTCCCGTCTGGATTAACCATCCTGTCGCCTTTTGCCATGATCTCTACACCACCTTTCAAAAAAAACCGAACCCGGCGGCGCTAGGAGGTTATAGCGAACGCCGCCGAATCCGGGCAATAAAAATGACAGGTCGCGGGGACTGAGAGAGACCCGCGCCTGTCGTGAAAATCTATTATCTTACAGTTTGCATTTTAACATAAAAAAACCGGAAAATTTATGCCATATTTTTTAATTTCTATAATTTTTCTATTGACAAATGATATATGACGTCATATAATATAATCAGAAATCAGAAAGAGGGAAAACCAAAGAATACAAAGAAGGAGGAATCACAATGTACGGCAAACACGAACGCTACGAAATCACTTACGACTGCGACGCATGCAACAATCTGACCGAAGAGTTTCGGGGCGACTGGGGAGAACTCAAACAGTACATCAACGATCTTAAGGAGGCCGGATGCTACAACATCGACGCGAACTACATCGGCGAATACGATCCCGACGATGACTACCCAATCACGAGAGACGGAGAAGATTACTTGTTCTAAGGCAGGACGGCGGCGACGCTTGGAAGGGCGCCCGCCTACCAAAGGAGGAAGGAAACAATGTTTTTTAATCTCACAAAACTCTACATCGGCTCCCGACTGATCGGAGACATAAGAAAAATCGACAACGACAACGGAACCTACACATTCACTCTTTGGGACAACGACGAAACCGTTACCACCGATAAGCTTGACGCCTTGGACGTGCTGATGGGAGCAGGAGACAGAATCGTAATTCCCGAATAACGGAAATTAGGAGGCGGAAACAATGAAACAAAAAAAACGCACCGCGCAAAAACTGGAGACGCTCGCCGCAAGGATTGACGACATATTGACCGAAGCGGCCAAGAACGGAGAAAAAGGAAACCACATAGACGAGGCAATTCTTAAACGAATTAAAGACGCTTACTTCTCTATAACTGGATGTGTAATGCTTCTTAATTCTTAACGCAGAGTGACAGCCCTTCGGGGCTGGTAATGCGGGCAGGGCAATCGCCCCGGCGGTCACAACCCCGCAAGCGTCAGATCAGACGTAAAAATCCTCAGAGAATAGAGTGAAATCCCGCGACGCCCAGCGTGACAGGCAGATGGACAACTGTAAAGCCCGGTGGAGCCCGCAGCCTCCCGCCCCCGTCAGCGTCATGGCGGCGAGGAGAAAACCTCTGTAAAAAACCGGATCGCATCCCGTCGAACCGGCGAATGCCGCAAAAGGCGTGATTCTTTTCCCGAAGTTTTTCTTGAAAGGAAGAAAAGCACGGCAAACCCCGGATAGGCCATCGCGGGGAGGAAGGTAAAAGGGGCGGGCACCGCCCCACCACAATCAAGGGAGGCGTAAAGCATGAAAACATTAAGAGGCAGCTACCAAAACAGGATGATGGAAGATCACGACGTGATTAACAAGATCGAGGTCGGAACCCGGCTTACGGAATACCACTACACGGATAGGGACGTGTACGAAGTAGTTGAAGTCAAAGATCAAAAGCACGTTGCAATTCGGCGCATGATTGCCTTGGCAATCGGCCAGCCCATGAGCAACAAGTGGGAATTGAAAAGCGACGAAACCGCACCGGCGGAGCCGCTTGTAAAGCGCGGGAAATACTGGTACTACCAAACGACAGTCTCTTACGACGACTACGAAAAAAACAAGGATAACGTAAACTTCCTCTTGGCTCTCGTCCACATGGGAATCACGCCGGACGGATTGAAGCGGAAAGGCAAGGTCACGAAATACCACAGAGCGCATGTTTCTTTCGGAATCGCAGACTACCATATCGACTACGAATTTTAAGAGCCGAAACCCCTTCGGGGGTACGTGGGAAACGGCCTCCCCACGCTGACGAGGCAGGCCAACAAAAGGAGGTAAAGGAAATGACGAAACAACAACACGACGCGCTGATGGAACTTGCACGAGCTTTGCAGACGGTCGCGGACCTCGCGGAACAAAGCGACTACTTCAACAACGAAATTCTCGCCGGTGAGCTCGGACACGTATGGAAAATGTCAATCGACGAAATGGCGGCAGAGGTAAGGGGGGTAGCACAATGCCGGAGGAACTGAAGTCATCGTTCCAGTCGTATCTGCTGGACAACATCACAGAAGCGGTTGATCGGCTCCGGGAAGCCGGTCACGAGGACAGCCAAGAACGAACCGACAATATAAGGGCGATCCGGACGTCGCTGGAACTGCTGGAAGAAATGTGAAATACCTGTTGCAAAGTATGACGGTATATATTACAATATAGCAAAGGAGGGATAGCATGGTAGCAAGCAAAGCCAAAATACAGTACATGGATAATTACAACAGAGAAAACTACGAGAAGATCACGCTCCAAGTCAAAAAAGGGACAAGAGCAGAATGGCGACGATACGCCGAAGAACGGGATTTGTCAATGGTAGGATTTATCTCAAAAGCCGTCAATAAATACGTCAATGAGGACAACGACGATGAATGATGCAGAGCGGAAGACCGCATGGAACGGGAAGCGTAAATAAAACGAGCGGGCATAAGCCCGCTTTTTTTGTTATCTAAAAAAACCGAATGAGCTGTTCCTGCGCCGCGCAAACTTTCGCGTAATTTCGGATTTTGAGCAACCGGCGGCTGTATACTGACTGGTCGATACTGATTTTATCGCACGTTACGCGCGTCGGCTCCAGCTCTGTATATTTCCGGCGGAAAATCTCTCTGTCAATCGTATCGCGCGCACAAAACTCTCTCACCGCACGGATGACACGCAGCCAACGCTCCGGGTATAAAATCCGCTGCCCGTCGTCCAGCATTACACAATCAAGCTCGATCACGTTGCGGATAGCTCGGATTGCCGTCGGGTCTGCAATCCGGCAATGACCTGATCCTGCTCCGCCGGTGAACGTGCTTGTGACGTACCCGCTCCGGCGCTCCTGCACCGCGTCAATGATTTTCCGTTCCGCCCTAAAAATATCTTCGATCAATCTGACCACCGCATCACGCTGCATCGGCACTACCTCCATAAACGCCCTTGCGGCGTTTTTATTTCGTTCGCGATAGTTTATACTCGCCGCGCATAAAAACCGCCGCTTGATACCTTAAAACGAATTTCAGATATATTTCAGCCGCACCCCTTTTCGTGCATCAGCTTTTCCCACTCGATAACGTCATTTTCTGCCTTGTCCGTCTCAAACGCCATCATTGTTCGCATAGCGGCGTTAATCAAATGCGTGTCGGCTTTGTCGCCCTTTAGATATAACATCAAATGACGCACCGCCCGCCATGCGTGCTCTTTCGCCGGAATCTCGCGCCATGTTTCGCCGGGGTATTTTTCCTGCCCTGCCGTTAGTCCCCGCGCTATCTCATCAAGCCATGCGGGGGATAAATAGCGGTATTCGTTCGGCTCGTGCGCTTGCGGATAATCCTCGTTAATTTTCGCACTTTTATTATCGGCATTTTCCAGCATGGCATTGTGTTTGGCGTTGCATTCATCGCACAGCCAATGTATAGCATCGTCATCACCAATAAGAATTTTGCGGATATACGCCGGACGCCCACAGTAATAACAAATATGTTTTTCTTCGCCGCAACCGTGCGCCTCGGCGTATTTTCTCATAACCTCCGCCTCTGTCATTTCCGCGCCTCCTGTTCACGCATTAAATAATGCCGGCTCCCCCTACTCATGATGTAATCGTTTTCATGCTTTCCACGATGGATTTTCGCCCAAAATTGGCGTTCGCCGTCGTCCCGCTTGCAAAAAGCACGCTTCAGACTTATATTGCTAGCATCAGATTCAACCCGCAAAATACGCACGACGGAATCTCCGTTGACCGCAACTAAACCAGTATTTTTCATTTCCGCGCCTCCTAGGCCCGACCTAAAATGTCCAACACAAAATTTTTCTCGGCACAGGCAATCTCGTCGGCCTTTTTTATAATTGCCTGTCGAGTTTCCATGTCCATTGCGTCCATATCTCCGCATTGCGAATCTAACCCGACAACAGAAAAAATCAGCATGTCCAATTCTCGTCTTTTTGCGTCAAGTTTTTCATACGCGCTCTTGACCGTATTCATTTCCGCGCCTCCTTTAGAGCATTTTCCAAACTGCGATTTTGCCATATTTCTATTGGCAATATTGAAGCACCAAATCCAGCCGAAAACTCGTGCATGCCTTTATTGATATAAGCATCTTGTTGAATCATGACAAACAGCGCGGCTTTCGCATCCGTCTCGGACAGTCCGTCAATCCTCGATTTTATGTCCATCGTCAGCCCTCCCACTCGTCTTTTAGCTCGTCAATCAGCCGCGAAATCTGCCCTCGCGTCATTTTGTCCAGGTCATACCAGTCCAAATCGTAGCCAAGTTTGAGTATCAAATCCCGCGCGTATTCAATTTGCGCCTGCGTTGCCGGGCGTTCGTCACGTTGCATTGTGCCCCGCCTCCCCGTCAAACTCAATGCACCCAAAAGCAAATTCTCGATATACGCGAAACCAATCATCTGCCGTCATTGTAACCAACCACGGGCAATTGTTTTTTCGATGAAATACGGCGGGCAAATCCCCACGCCCTGCCGCTTCTGCGTCCCTTGTCGCTTGCGCTATTGCGTCATAAATGTTCAGCTTTTCCTGCCGTTTGCACTCAACGGATATTCCCGGCAATCCGATAACGTCGGCGGCTTCGCCTGTGTTGCCGCAATATTGCGCCGTTCTCCGTGCTGCATATCCGTTTTCTTTGATAAGCCGCACAAGTTCCAATTCACCACGTTTTCCCTTGTCGCGGCTAAACTTCCCCATGTTTCAGCCCCCTTGTCCGAAGAAATTCTTCAAGGTTCCAATGCTCCGGCTCGAATCTGTCAAGCAGAAAACACGACCACGGTCTTGATTCGTCCTCATAGAAAAACGGGCAATCGCACACGTTCCCAACGCGCCTATGCTCCCTGCACCATCTTTCCACTTTCAGCGCGGATTGCACCACTTCTTCCCGCGTCATTTCTTCGCCCTCCGATTCCACGCCCCGCGAAACTCCCATTCTTCTATAGGGAAATCCAACCGACAGCAATCTGGCATAACTGCCCTTTTGCCCGTTATGAACATGCACCCCTCGCATTTTAAGTTGTACTGCAAACAGTAGTTATGGAGCGTTTTCGCCGCTTCAAACGCGTCTGCGTCAGTGATTTTCTGTTTCATGCCGCGCCACCTACGATCCTTGCAATTTCGCTGTTGCACCGCGCCACAATGCGGCTTGCTTCATCCATCGTGATTTTCCCCGACTGGCTTTTGTAAACAGCCGCAGCACGTTCGTTTTGCAGGATATTCACTTCGCGCCATTGTTCCGTGGTCAAACTGTCAACCCATTCGCGTATTGTACTCATAGCGGTATGTCCTCCGTCATCAATGATTTTCCATACGCTCCGGCAAATGCGTCCTGCGTAAATCTTTGATGGACGCCATCAAATCTCATAGCGACATCGCCAAGCAGCCCATCCCTGATCTTCGCAACTTCGAGATTCGCGCTTTTGTCCCCGGCGTCTTTAGAGTAATATGCTTCCCGGTACAAAAACATTACAATATCGGCGTCCTGCTCAATCGTTCCGCTTTCTCGTAAGTCAGCAAGGATCGGCTTTTTATTCGGCCTAGATTCCAGCGCACGGGAAAGCTGGCACAAGCAGATAACGGGAATATTAAGTTCCTTGGACATCCCCTTCAAAGCCGCCGTAATCTTTCGCACTTCGTTTGTGCGGTTCTCGCTCTTTCCGTCGGACCCGATGTAATTCAGGTGGTCAATCACGACCATATCCAGCCCATGCGAATTTTGCAGCCGTCTCGATCTTGCAAGAATCTGCGAGACCGGCAAAGCAGGCGAATCGTCGATATGTAATTTCCAACCGTCCGTCTTTTCAAGAACGCGCATTGCGGCACGTTCTTCGTCTTCGGACATCAAAGCGGGAATCTTCGTATGGTTTGCGTCAAT